ACTAAATGCGGTATAGAAAAAGACATTGAAGAGTTCCACAAAACGAGCAGAAAATACGAAGGTCAAACATATTATTATAGACATGCTAAATGTAAGGCGTGTCGAAACGCTGAAAAGACTATTTATAATTTTCATAATAGAGAGGTGATAAATAGGAAAAATAAAGAGCGTTATCAAAAAAACTATGAGAAATATTCTGCTAAAGATCGTGAGAGATATAGAAAAAGGATTGACAAATGAAAATAAATTTAATAAAACAATCAGAAGGGCGCTTTATAGTACACTCAGAACACGAACTTAAAAAGCAGAAGAAAATCGGAGTCGGCGAAATAGTCGAGTGCAATATAAAAATTGTTGACAGACGTTCAATCGAGCAGAATAATTTTATATGGAAATGTGCTTCTTTAGTTGCAGAAAATACAACAGATGAATATATCCAAAACGCTGAACACGCTATGCTTCAAGCTTGTATAATCGCAAAACACATCGACATGGAAAAATCAAGAATGATACACGATAAAAAGCGAAACATTACTTACTGGAACTTTGTACGGAAATCAATAGCATTTGAAAATCTAAAACATGAAGAAGCGTGTATATTGTTCGATAAGCTGATAAAGATTTTCGCTGATATGCTGAATATATCAATTGACGAGCTTAAAGGCGAAATTGGAGCAAGTGATGTAATAAATATTTTTAAAGGTGAGGTAGTGAAATGAAAAGAATTGAATGCAGTATTATGACAAGAACTGTCGGTTATTATGCAAATTTTCATAACATGCATAAAGGCAAGCAGGAAGAGGTAAGAAGCAGAAAATTATTTGATGTAAACAATAAAGAAAAGCAATACGACAGATTGGATATTAGAGAAAAGCAAGAGGTGAAAAAATGAGAGAAATTAAATTTCGTTCGTGGGATAAAGAACGAAAAGAAATGTTGTCGCCTGAAATGATAATACACTTGGAAGGAAATATGACAAGATCATTACAAGAACAATCACCTTTTCTAATTATAATGCAATACACCGGATTAAAAGACAAAAATGGCGTTGAAATTTATGAGGGTGATATTGTTAAAGTCAATGTTGATGATAATGAATATAAGATACATAAAATTATATTTGATAATAATTACTGTAGATTTATGTTTATACCTGAGTCATATTTTTTAATACAAAAACATCATAGTAGCCATTATGAAGTAATCGGAAACATATATGAAAATCCAGAGCTGCTTAATCGATGACAAAGAAACAGGTTACAGATTCACTTAATAAAGTGCCAGGTTGGGATATAAAGACATTTAACTCTAACCGAAAATTGCACGGCGGATTTAGGGGTTTTGTTGACCACGTTGCAATCAATCCAAAGCGTGGCTTGATTGTATTTATCGAAGTCAAGCTCGGCGCTGATAGATTAAGCAATAAGCAGATTGAATATAAATCAATGCTTGAACGTGTTGAGCGTAACAATGACAAGTTTTATTATTTTGTGCTAACTGATAAAAATTTGGTTGATGTGCTGGAATGGATGGCGAGAAAAGCGTAATAAAAATAAAAAAATATAGTTGACAATCTATATATATTTAGTATTTTAAGTATAGAGGTATTTATGAAAGAGATTATTGAAATGTTTGGTGAAATTGATTTAAGAACAGTTGAAAATATAGAAACTGGAGAGAGATGGGTTAATGCATTAGATGTTGCAAAAGTATTAGGTTATAAGAATCCATCAGTTCAAATACAAAATACAATTAAAAGAAATCCAGAATTATATGAAGGTACTACCAAATTGGTAGTGGCTTCAAAAGGTGGCAAACAAGAATCAACATTTTTTAATTTAGATCATGTAATAGCTTTTTGTATGAAATCTAATAGACCGAAAGCATTGCCATTTCAGAAATGGGCAGTAAAAATATTGAAAGGTGAATTGACCGAAGAAGCAAAGAAAAAAATAGAAAAGCAAGAAATAAGATTAAAAAGCAAAACAGCAAGAAATTATTTTACATCTGTATTGAGTAATAGAGGTATAGAAAAAAAGCATGAATTTATTCAATTAACTTATGCGGTGAAAGTAAATGTCGGGATTGATAAAAACAAGAAAAAAGATGATTTTGATATTAAAGATTTATTACTTGTAACAATGGCAGAAGCAAACAGCACATTAAACATGTTAGAAGAAAATCCAGAAGGATATGGAGAAATAAAGCCAGTAGTAGAAAGATCATCAAGACAAGTAAAAGAGTGTAGAGAAATAAAATAATAAAGTTTTAGAAATAGCTGAGAAGTTAGGATTATAGGCACTTTCGCCTAACTAATCAGCAAAGACGAAGTTTTAATTTAGTCTTTGCGTTGTTAGCGGATCGTTACCGCTTTTTACAAAAAAAGGAGAATATAATGTCGTACTTTGAACCGATTAAAGAAAAGGATATAAACCTTTACATAGAAAAGATGCAAGAACAATGTAAGGTTTGTAAAATACACAATAATGAAAATATGTTAACCTGTCCGAACTACTGGCTAACGGATCACATGACAGTAGCATATAGTAAAATGGACAATGACGGTAAATTTATGTTTTTACAGTTAGTTAATAAAAACGGTTGCGTTTTGTTTAATAGGCACGAAAATATTATTAAACAAAAAAGAAAAAAGCGGTAATGTCCGCTAACAACTTAAAGGCGCATGTTATTGCGTCTAACATCCAAATAAGGATAAATTATGAATGAAGAAATAAGACAAAAATGTATTGATATATTAGACCGTGATAACTGGACTTGTAGGCGTTGCGGTGAGCCTGCAACCGAAGTAGCTCATAGAATATCTAAAGGCAAAACTGGCATACGATGGGTACAAAACTATTTAATGGATGTTCTAGACATATATATGCCACAAACAGAAATTGAAATATTATTTATACATGATCCAGACAATTTAGCTGCATCATGTAAGGACTGCAACGACTATTTTAATATTTTATACAATCCAGAAAAAGCAAAAGAATTAGTAAAAAAAATTGCAAAAAAACACGATTTAATATAAAAAAGAGTTGACAAACAAAACAACAAGTATTATATTATATATAGAAATTAAGAAAGCAGGATAATAAAAAATGATACAGATAACAAAAAAAGATAAAAGATATTTTGATGGAATAATATGGTTTGAAGAAGATGAAGAGTCTTATAAAGTATGTGAGTTTACTGTATGGTCTGATTATGTTGAATTTAAGAATGACGAAAAAGAATTAAATATAGATACTGAAGATTTGATTGAATTGACAGAGATGTCAAAAGAAATAGCAGAAAGATTTAAAACAAAGGAGAAATAAATGAAAAAAATAATTTTAACAGTAGCATTCGTATTAGTTACAAGCTCAATTTTTGGAATGGGCTTAGAAGGAAAGATTCAAGAGAAAAACGGCAAGTATTACTATGTTGCTAAAATCACAAGCGACAGATGGCATGTATTTAATACAGCAATTGTAGACGGCACAAAACAGAAAGCAAAACTTGTTGATTCAGAAATGCTAATAATTATATCAGTTGAATACAGAGCTGTAGAGATTGAACTTAAAGAACAAACAATCGTATTCAAAGGTGAAGACGGTCAAATGGCAGTATATGAATTGACACAAGTAGAGATTGAAGCATATAACAAGTAAAGGATAAATAAATGAACGTAAGCAAACACTTTAGTTTAGACGAAATAAAATGTCATTGCGGTTGTGGACAGGCATTACAAGACAAAGCACTTTATGAAATAGCTGAGAACTTCAGGGAGTTTGTAAAAAATGAAACTGGAAAAGAAGTTCCGATGGTTGTTCATTGTGTTAATAGATGTGTTGACCATAATCGCAAGTTTTTGAGTCAAGGTGCAAGCCCTAAATCTTTACACCTAAAAGGTCGAGCGATGGACTTTCATCTTGCTGGCTTGTCAATGTGGAAACAGCACCGTTTAGCAACAAAAGCTATTAAGGTAAATATATTGCCTGGCGGAGTTGGGTTTTACTCATGGGGATTACATATAGATTCTGCACGTAAGAGAACTTGGGGTAAAATATTAAACAGGAGTTATAAAGAGGCATGATAAACACTAAAATAGAAGGCAACACGGCAATAATAAAACGTACTAAATCTAATTACATGTGTAGAGATTGTAATAATTATCGTAAAAAAACATACGGCGGTCATACATGCACTTTGTATCATGTTTCAGTTAATCCAAGCGATATGGCGTGTGATAATTGCGATATTAAAAGCGTGGAAAGATTAAAGGTGATATAATGACAAGAAAAGATTTATTTATTTATGCCTATGAGCAAATAAAAAAAGGTCGAATGCTTGATAATTATTATCGAGACAATATTACAGGTGCTGACGTATATTATGAGTTAATATCAAACACTTTGCATATTTGGGTTGAGCCTTCAAATGAAATGCTTGACTACGAAACTAATTTTTATGCCAATAGTGTTAATACTAAAATCGGTCGGTTTCATAAAGGGTATTTTATTGCAGCAGTACGAATAATCGCAGAGATAGAAGGATTATGTTTTAACAGCGTCATTATATCTGGTTATTCTATGGGCGGTGGAATTGTTAAAGTCTTGACTTGTATTATGGCGGATAGATATAAATATAAATATGTTAGAGGCGTTTCTATGGAAGGCGCAAAAAGCATAAATTATAGAGCTGACAGAATCTTAAAGAAAATTAAAAATGCTAAACTATACACTATAGTTAATAACAATGACACAGTTACAAAAATACCATTTAATTTTGTTGACGGTGGCGAAGTTGTGAAAATCGGAAACGAGCAGAGAAGATGGTGGAAAACAGGAATTATATTTAGAATTGATTTAAGTCAAAAGAACTTTTTTAGAAAATTCTTGACAATTGAAAATCATGAATATAATGATTTTAAAGACAATTTTATGGAGTATATAAATGAGTTATAGATGCGCTGTTTGTAGTCATAGGTTCAACGATGAATCAGATGAGAACAAGTTATGTTTATGCTGTTTAATGACAAAAAGGAAAATCAATGAACAGAAAAGAAATAATGAAAAATAGAGCTGATAAAGATAAAGGTCAGATTACAATGAGGATCGGCGATAGATATATAAACAAAACGCCACGCAAATACGATAATAGGCTGTTTATAAAACATTCAAACAAAGTATTTGAAATATCGCAAAATGACGATATATATGTATTAGCTGAAGATTATACGCATAGAAGCGTGAACGGTACAGGGCTCAAAGGGCATGAAATATTTTGGTAAGGAGATATTAAAATGAAATGTCCGAAATGCAAAAGCAAAAATATAGATCAACTTAGAATGCAAACTGGGAAAATTTATAAATTTCAAAAAATTGCAAGATTTGTTTTGTGGATAGGAAATATAGTTGTATTATTATACATTTTAAAGGAGCTATTAAAATGACATATATACTTATACTAATATCAATACTATTCGGCTTTATAGTTGGAGTATTAGCATCAATAATAGCATCAATATGGATTAGCAGAATATGACACGGGAGCAAGAAACATTTATTATTATGTGCTTTATTGTTCCGTACATAATATTTTTTGTAAAGACTGTATTATTATTCATTTAGGAGAATGAAAATGAGAATAAAATTTGGGAATTACAAGAAAGAAAATAAAAAAAATGAATTAAATCTAATAATGCTATCTTTTGGGTTTAAGTATTTGAAAGAAGGTTATAGTAAGAAATATAATTATTCACTTATAACAATAGATTTCTTATGGTATTATATAGAATTTACATTTGTAGGATTATAGTGGCAATAATAGAAAGAATTGAAGAAATTGAAAAGCAGATTGCTGAATTGAAAAAGCAAGTTGAAGAAGAAAAGCCTGTTATTCGGTGGCGAGCTAAAAAATGTAGCGATTATTATTCTATAACTTCTAATGGCGATGACTTATCATATTTTGATAGAAGGCAATATGGCGATGATTACCGATATAATACAGGTAATTATTTCAAGACTGAGCAAGAAGCCAGAGACTATAAAAGACGGCTTTTAATTGAGCAGCAAATAAAAGACATTGCGCTTAATCTAAATGACGGCGAAGAGATTGATTGGAATGATTCAAAACAACCTAAATTTTATATCAATTATTCTGTAAAAAATAATAATTTTGATATGTTTGACCATTACCATTTTATTGGTGAAAATGCTTATTGCCTTTCCAATAAATTCCTTAAAACTGTACTCAATGAAGTAGGCGAAGAAGACTTAAAATTCTATTATGGAGTTGAATAACTTTTTCATAAACTTAACCTCTCTAAGCCCTTCGTGGCTATTTTTTTGTTGACAATAATTACAACTTTGTATATTTTACATGTATGAGTGAAAACAAAGGAAGACCACGAAAATATAAAACGCCCGAAGAAATGCAAGTGGCTATTGATGAATACTTTGATAAATGCGTACCTACTCCAATGACGTATAAAGATGAAAACGGAGAAGACAAGCAAGTATTCGATAGAAACGGAATACCTGTATTTAAACTTAATCCACCAACGCACGAAGGATTAGCATTACATCTCGGGTTTGCAAGTAGACAGTCATTATATGACTATGAAGGATATGATAAAGAATATTCTTACACTATTAAAAGAGCGAGAACAATAATAACAAAAATTATAGCAGAAGGTGGTCTTGAAGGGAATATACCTGCTGCCGTATCGATATTCCATTTAAAGAATTTGGGTTATACAGATAGCCAAAAAATTGAGCATTCAGGTGAAGTATCAAATACATTTAGCTTGATTGGTGTAAATGCAGAAAATAAAGATTCCTGAAAAAATACATGATGCCGCTACAAAGTGGACAAGGTTTTTAGCTTTATACGGCGGAAGGGGTGGTGCAAAGTCAGAATCTTTAGCGCGTATACTTTTGTATGAAGGTTCGCAAAGAAAACATCGTATATTATGTGGCAGAGAGTTTCAGAATAGTATAGCTGACTCTGTGCATAGTTTATTAAGTGATACCATAGAAGCTGAGAAAATACCAGGATATAAAGTTACTGAAAAGTATATAAAGCATAGTAATGGTACTGAGTTTCTATTTAAAGGACTCAAAAAGGAAAGTGTTGGGTCGATAAAAAGTTTAAACAAAATATCTATTGCATGGATAGAAGAGGCGCAATTTGTAAGCCGCAGATCTTTAGAGATACTAACCCCAACAATTAGAGAGCCAAACAGTAAAATAGCATTTACATTTAATGTCGAAAATGAAACTGATCCTGTATACGCAGATTATGTATTGCCCCAAAGATCAGATACTGTGGTATGTAAAGTAAATTATTACGATAATCCATGGTTTAGTGAACCTTTGATTTCTGATATGGAATATGATAAAAAATACAATTATGAAAAGTATTTGCATACATGGGAAGGCGAACCGATACAACATAGCGAAGACCAGATATTCTACGGGAAATGGAAAGTTGATGACTTTGAAACTTCAGAAGATGCTGAGTTTTTTCATGGCATAGATTGGGGTTTTTCAGTTGATGCACTTGCTGGTATAAGAAGTTATGTAAAAGATGATTATTTATACATAGATCGTGAGGCTTATAGGGTTGGTGTAGAAATAACAGAGACGGCAGAATTTTTGTGCAATTCAATTCCAACGATAAACACATGGTTGTCAAAAGCTGATAATGCAAGACCTGAGATGATAAGTCATTTGAGGCAGAAAAACGGATTTAATATTAGACCAGCTAAAAAAGGCAAGGGTAGTATTGAAGACGGAATAGAGAAAATAAAAGGATTTAAAAAAATAATAATTCACCCAAGATGTAAAAACACAATTGACGAATTTATTAACTATAAGTATAAACGTAATAGATTGACTGACGAAATAATGCCAGTTCCAGAAGATAAGCATAATCATATTATAGATGCTTTACGGTATAGCTTGGAAGATTATGGTCGTAAAGTTAAAATAACGAGGTATTAAGAATGTTTTACAATAAACAGAAATTAAGCGATGACAATTATATTATTTGGGAAAAGCTTGAAAAGCTCGAAAAAATTGACATTGAAGAAATAGTTAGCTATTATTTGCAATCTGCTGAATTTAGACAGCTTCAGCATTATAATAATTATTACGATGTCGAAAATAGCAGATTAAAACACAAAGTAAACGATAGGCATAGAAAAGACGTAACACCGAACGAATTTACACCGACGGCGTATTATAAAACTGTTGTCGATACTATGTCGGGCTTTATGTCGTCAAATATAAGCTATGAAACAGACGAAGCAAGTCAAGAGCAGTTTATTGACGAGCTTAATACTTTATTAGATATTAACGATACCGATGTTAAAGACATGAAAAGCACAATCAATGCTTTGGCTTTTAATAAGGGTATTGAGATTGTTTATACTACAGGAGACGGTAAAACATCGCCACAAATTAAGTTCACTTCGATTGATCCACGGCAAATGTGCTTAGTTTATAACAACAATATAGAACCTGATTTGTTTTGCGCTTTAAGAATCACAAGCAGCACAAATAAAGATTATGATTACAATATTGACGTTATTTATGCGGATGAGTGGCAATATTACTACATGAAAAACGGAGAGATTAAAGAGCGTGAACAATCAAGACCGCTTTTCTTTTCTGAATGTCCTGTTGTTGTTTACCGTGCTGAAATAGTACAAAACAGATCGCCGTTTCATCAAATACTTAATTACATTGACGCACTTGATGCACTTGTAACAGGAAACACAAACGATATTCAAAAGCTTGCAGATGCTATATTAAAATTGAGCTTGCAGCTTGAAGATGACGACATAAAGCATCTTGACCAGCTTAAAGTAATTGGAGGATTGGCAAAAGAAGATATTGCAGAGTACATAACAAAAGACATGAGCCCTGAATTTAGGCGCTATGTTTCAGAGCTATTTATAAAAGAAATACACAAACATAGTCACACTGTAGACTGGTTTTCAGATAGCACAGGCAGCAACGAGGCAAGCGCAAGAGCTTTGAGGGTTCGACTATTTGATATGATGACTTACTCAAAGCGTATAGAAAAAGTAATTGTGAAAGGATTCAGAAAAAGAATAAACTTAATAGCTGAATTGATGAACAAAGCTAAGGGAATTGAACCGGGCGATATTAAAATAATATTTAACCGTGAAATGCCTGATAATTTCTTAGATTTAGCACCAGTATTAAATCAGCTAACAATATTAAGTACTGAAAGAAAACTTGAAATGCTTGGCGAAGATGTGCAAGCGGAAAAAGAACGCCTTGACGCAGAGAAAGAATCTAATATGCAGATGTTTGAAAATAACATGAGAACTGAAGAGGATGAAGAAGAGCAAGAATGAGTTTTAAATCTTTTAAAGAAATCGGGTACGACCTTTCAGAAAAAGAAGCTCTTGCATTTGAAAAGCGCATTATAGCTGCATACAAACAAGCTTTAAAAGACATCGAACAAAAGATAAAAGACCAATACGCTAAATACCTCGCTGGCATACCTAAAAAAAATTATTACAATGAAATGCTTAAACATAATAGGCTTGAAAAGTTGTATCTTGAAATAGTAGAGCGATATAGTAAAGCTGCTAATTTATCAAAGTCAAGTATAATCGACGCTTCTACAATTGCGCTATCTAATAATTACTATCGGCAAACATACGCTAATTTGTGGTTGAGTGAGTATTCATTTTCTGTACTTCCGGAAAGCATTATTGAATTATCGGTTACAGGGTCCCGTAAAGCGTGGAAAGAAATATTAAAATCTAATAAAAATAAGCTATTCGGATCACCCGCTAATTACAAGCCGCCTTATACATTAACTCAATTACTATTAGAGCATAAGCGTGTTGAATTAAACAAAATACAAACAGCTATTGAACAAGGTTTACTAAATGGCTATGGTGTAAATAAGACAGCCAAGTCAATTAGAGAAATAATCGGCAGCTACTTAATAACAGACGGCAAAGTCAATGCAAGCGGCGCAATGGCAAATTCAGTACGGATTATAAGAACAGAGACTAATAGAGCTTTAAACGATGCAGCTTATGCGGCACAGAAAAACGCAGAAGCAATGGGTATAGATATTGAAAAGATGTGGTCTTCTACATTGGACACAAGGACAAGACCTGTTCATGGAGCATTAGATGGACAGATACAACCTATTGACAAGCCATTTAAATCGAGTGCAGGCGATGTAATGCGGCCAGGAGCTTTTCAAGATGCTGGAAATAATATTCTGTGTCGATGCATGACAATAGATGTTATAGACGGTCAATCACCAGAAATTAGACGCGGCAGGAATCCAGTTACAGGAGAAAACGAAGTATTTAAATATAAGTCATTCAAGCAATGGATGGATGACAATAATCTTAAATATAATAAGTCGGGGAAAATTATTTCTTGACAAATCTATATTAAATAATTACTTTATAGGAGACAAACAATGTCAGAAGAAACAATTGTTCAAGACCAGCCAACGGAAGGTCAGGAACTAAAACCGCAGGATCAGCCACAACAGGAAGATCGGGCAGCAGATTTAGAAAAAAGATTTACAGAGCTTGAGAAACGGTTCAAGGCAGAAGTTTCAGGAAGAGACAAGCGCATATCAGAATTAACCAAAGCAAACGAAACTCTAGAACTTGAAAAATTAACCGAAGAGGAGAAAGCTCAAAAGCTGCTTGAAAACGCCAAACAAAGATATGAAGAGATAGAACGTCAAACAGCTGAAAAAGAGCGACAATATCTGATAAAAGACGAGCTTTATAATGCGGGGCTGCCGCAAACTTTTGCAAAACGCATTACAGGGCAGACTCAGGAAGAAATTCAATCAGATATAAACGAGCTTAAATCGTTT